GAAAAGCAGCGCACTTTCTACAGTTGCTGCAGGCATAGCTTTAAATATTTGCTCCCTTTCTTTTTTAGTGGTTACGTCGTAGGCTTCTATAGTATAATATCTACCCTGCGTACTTGTAATAGGCCTATACAAAACAGCCATAATTCTATTAAGCGTATTTTCTATACCCTCGCTTATACAGTTTTCTATATCGGCATACTCCCCTAAAGTTATCTCTTCTAGGTTTGGGTGAAAGCCGTACTCTTTACCGTCTACCTTTATTTTATTTACTAACTGAGTATTAGCCCTACTTTGTATATCCGCTAGCTTCTCCATAAGGTTAGCTACGTCTTTTAAGCTTAACTGCTTTAAAAGCTTGTCTGGTATATCGCTTAAATTAGTTATATTAGCTATAGCTTCTGCAGCTTTTTTACCTTTGGCTCCTTTTGAAGCTGCTACTAAAGTGGCCCACTTCTCTAAAGTTACGTCTTCCCAGCTGCTAATTATTTTATAGCTTTTCTTTTCTCCGTTTTTATTTATGTTTATTTTCATAATATCGCTTAATTAGTAATAGAAATTTATAATATTTAGTTTAAAATTATTATTTTAGCCTTGTTTTTAGTAGTATGTAATAGGGTCTTAACTTTTCTTGTCGTATAACTTGGCCCTATACTTTTGATATTTTGTACTTTAAAGGGTTGGGTAGCTACTTGTATTTTACTACTTGGCAGGCTAGCGTAAAAGGTCCCTTTACTGTACAAAGTATCTCCCATAATTTTGCTCTACTTCGTAATACATTCGCATAGCCATAGCGTCCGCATAGTCTGGGCTACGTCCTATACTAAGCTTTACTTCTTCTTTTGGTATTATTTGTAGCTTATTATCTTTATCCATATCCTTACCTCTTACCTGCTCCAGCTCTTCTATTATATCGTTTTTTATATTTATATCGTCTGTCGTTATACCTATCTGTCCTTTATTTACTTTATCTGCTAATAAGTAATAGCACTGGGTTTTTAAGTTTTGGTAGTTCTGGGGTATACCTGCAGACGTTAAAGGCCTGCTATTATTTACAAAGCCTACGCAGCGTAGAAAGTCTTTAGCTCCGCCCCCTACTCCGTCCTCGTCTATTATTATATTACTAAGCTTTACCTGGTTTTCTTGTTGTATATATTTTACTGTTTCTACTACTTCTGCTATTGAAGACTTAAGCATACTTCTTATACTTTTTATATGTAAGCCTTGCCAGTACATTATTACCGTTTTATCGCTACCATATCTAGCTACGTCGCAAGTTATATATTTATCTCCGTCTATACCTCTACTATTAAAGGTGTTTAAGATCGCGTCGTATTCTATAAGGCTATCTGTATGTATATCGTACTCCCAGTTACCGTATAGCAGTCTCTGCTTACTCAGCTCGTCCAGGGTCTGTAGCTGGTCCTCGTAGTGTTTACTTATATACTGGTTATCTTGTACTAAAGACTGTATAAACTTCCTATACTTTGGTAGCTTATTTTCTTTATGTAATTTATAGTAACTATTATATACCCAGTTTTTTGCAGGGTTGCAGCTCATAAAAAGCTTAGGTATTATATTATATTTATCCAGCTTATACCTTAACCTACTAGCTACTATATTTTTAGCCTTTTCTGTTATTTGGTTACTTTCGTCTATAAAGGCTCCTGTTATTTCTAAACTACCTAAGCTATCAAAGTTACGGTCGCTAGGGTATAAAAATAAATCTTTAAGTATTACTTCGCTACCATTATAAAATTTAATTATATTACTAGTAGCATTAAAAGTAAAGTGTTTATTAGCTTTAAGGCCCCATAGCTGGCATACTTCAAAGAAAGTATTTAAGGTCGTAGTCTTTAAGGCTAGTAACTTACTACGGCCCATTAAGTATCTAGTACCTGCATATCGTAAAGCGCTCATTATTATATAAGCACTTCCGCAGAAGCTTTTACCGCCCCCAGCTCCGCCGCCAAAAAGTACCTCTTTAGTATGGTTATCAAAAAGAAAGTCTATAGCTAACTGCTGGGTATTAGTAAACTCTGGCTCTATATCCATTACTTATATCTCCTGGCCTTTTATATTTATCTTTATATTTACTGGCTCTTCGCCGCCGCCTAAGTCTAGCTCGCTCTTTTCTATATAACCTCGTCTTTTACCTTTTGTCTTTAAATAGAATATAGTAGCTGCTGTATTACCGTCTTCTATTTGCTGGTGTAACTTAGTCTCTGCGAAATCTATAGCTATATTTTCTATTTCTCTTACTTCTGTTTTAAAGTCTTCGTCTTCTTTAAGCCATTTATAAAAAGTACTTCTAGGTATATCTGCAGCTCTGCAGGCAGCTGTAACTACTCCTAAGCTTTTCTCTAAAGCCTTTAGTAAGGTCTCCTTTTTTATGTGTCTACTTTTGTCTACTTTATCCATAATTAATAATATACTTTAGTCCATTTCATTTGGTAGTGGTATCCTTATACCTAAGTCTGCCATAGCCCAGGACCTTATAGCTTCTAGGTAATTATCAAACTCCTGGGGGTCCATATCTTTACTTCTGTCTGCTGCAAACTTTTCTAATAGTACCGCGTGCATTTCTTGCTTACGGTAGCCTAGCTCGTTACCCAGTAATAAGACTATACATTTAAAGTAATATTTATTTTGCTGCTCGCTTCTCCTTGTCATTTTCTAGTATTCTTATTAGTTTCTTCCGCGTAAGTAAGGGTCTGCTGCCATTTATTTCTTTATATTCTTTAGGGTTAAATATAAGCTTTACTTCTCTTATTAGTCCGTCTGTATCATATTTTACTATCCATCTGTTACTGGCGCTCTGCTTACTATATTTTAAGTGGGTAATAGTATTACTCATTTTCTATATATTTTTTATGTATAGCTGCTATACCGTTATATACACTAGCTAAGCAGCTTCCGCAGTTTGTATCTTTATTAAAGCCAGTATTATAAATAGTATTATGTAGCTCTATTAATCTAGCTTTTACTTTATGGTCCTTAGCTTTCTTATCTTTTATATCTGGCCATATTTCTGCGATCTCGTTAAGTATATTTTTATCTATTTTACCTATATCCTCTAGTATACTAGTCTTTACCCATTTTTTAATAGGGCAGCTAAGACTACTAATTTTAGCCTTTATACGCATAAAGCAGCCGCATTTTAAGCAGGTACCAGTAGTACTAAAGTAAAACTCGCAGGCTTTACATATAGCTAAACGCTCTTTATAAACTTTAGCTGTAGTTAAGTGTTTACTCAGTTTCATTTTTTACTATCTCTTTTAGTTCTTGTCTTGCTTTATCTATAGTATTAAAAAGACTATTTCTACTTATATGGGTTTTAGCCGCCAGGCTGTCTAGTGTATGTACCTCGTAATAATATAGCTTAAATATCTCCCTATCGTACCAGTATAACTCTTCTAAAGCCTGGTCTATTAATTCTAATTTTACGTAGGTCTTTTCTTCTTCTGGGTACTCGTCTGGCTGCTGCTCTAAAAACTCCCTTATACGTTGCCTGTCTGTACTATTTCTACTACCCTCTAAACTTGTTATCTTTTCGTAATACTTATTTATCTTATAATAATACTTACTTTTCTTACTTGTTAAGCTTCTTTTTATTACTATACAGCCGTACCCTATTAAGCCTTTAAGTCCGTCTAGTTTATATATCCTTTTTAAGGTTTCCTTATTACACTGGCAAAGATATAAATAAAGCTCCTGTATTACTTCGTCTATTACGTTTTTATCTTTAGTAAACTTATAAGCATATTTTATAAAATTTTCTCTACTATCCGCCAGTTTATTATATATCTCAGTCATTGTAAAGCTTTAAGTCTTGTAAGTCATTTACTAACTCAAAAGATAAATTATTTAATAATAGTTTATAAGCTCTTACTTTTGCTCTGTTTCTTTTATTCTCGTAGCCAGTTAAAAAGCCCTGTACTGCTATACTTAAGTTACAGGGTATTATACTCATAAAGTCGTAAAAATTACCAGGCTCTAAGCCGTGTTTATAGTTGTTATGGTGGTTTATGATTATTTCGTAAACGTCTACAAAGTCGTTATACTTGCTAATATTTTTACCGCAGATCTGCTGTATAGTTTCTAAGACGGTATTAGTATATTTCTCTAAAAGTATTTTATGCTCGTAGC